AATACTTGTTAAAATTTTTAATTGTGTTATATGCACACATGTTAATAAATCTTCCAAATAGGAGCATCCACTGGTTTTTACTATTCTTTCCGTTTCTTCATTAATTATTACTGTATTCCATTTTATAACCCTAGATAGAAAATTTTGAAAAGTCATTAAATATTTATTTCTTTCATCATTATCTATACATAATTTGAATGCTTCTCTAAATATTGATTTAACTCCTTCAATTATTAAAGGACTTAAAATTGTAACTAATCTACAAGTATATTCGTTCTTAGCTTCTGCTAATAAATCTAAGTTATAATCGTCCATTTTTACATTGATAATATATTTTCTAAAGTTAACTCTTTACGCAAAAAAACAAAATAAATTATAAAAAACATTAATAATTTTTCGTTTCTAAATTCCTTTTTTATTTTATTAAAAAATACTAAATATAAATGTATATTTTTTTCGCTTTGACATGTTTCTTCTATATATTTTAATATATCCAACGCACTATAACCCTTTTTATAAAGTAAAGTTACTAGTTCGGTTAATTCTGTTACTTTAATTTTTTTTATTTTCTTTTTTAAAAATTTCATTTTTTCACTATTTATCATATTTTCAACTTTTATTATTTCATCTTTATGTTTAAAAAGATTTATACTATTATCATTAATTTCTGGTGATGGTATGAAAATTATACAAAATCGTGATAATATTGGTTGTAATAATTTATCTTTATTATCAATTACAACAAAGAAACGAGTTGTATGACTATATTCTTCTATACACCGTCTTAATGCGGACTGTGCATCAATTGTTAAATGACTAGCATTAAATAAAATAATACTTTTAAAAATATTTTTATTTTTTAGATTTGTTTTTGCAAAAAATTTTAATTCATTTCTAATAAATCTTATACCTTTACCATGTGCACAATTTACATACATTGTATACTTCTTTATATCTTCCTTTTTATAAATTTTGTTAATAAATTTATTTAAAATATATTTTTTTCCTGAACCAGGTTCTCCATAAAATATAATATGTGGTATTTTTTGTTTTTCAATAAACTGATTCAGTTTATTCTCAATATTTTTATGAATCTCCATATTATATAACATTTTTGTTGTATTTAATTTGTTTTTCTTTGATTTGTTTTCACTTTTAAACAGATAACTTACACATTTTCATCATCACTTGAATAATCATAATTATTGTTTAATAAATTCTTCATCGTAAAACAATCTTTAGAACAATACATATCAGGATTTACACGTATAGGCGTACCATCTAATTTTTTCATAATAAATTCTGGTTTACCTTTTATACATATTTTTTCACAATGTTTACATTTATTCATTATATAAACATTGTAACAAATATTTAAATACCTCCACCTAATAAATTGTGACCTACTTTTTTTCTTGTTTTTCTTCTTCTTTTTTTCTTTCTTTTTTTTGTTTTTCTTTTTCTTCTTGTTTTTCTACGCTTTTTATAACCGCCGTTAACTTCTTTTATTAAGGATTTAGTGGTTGTGGTGGCTCCAGAAAGTGCTAACTCCTCCTCCAGCTGCTTCTCCCGTTGCTTCTCCAGTAAGGTATCAGGCAGCATAGACAAGTGCGACGGGTCCATTCTTTGATATATTGAACTGTCCGTGCCCGATGTTACAACAAAATGTCTACCTGTTTCACTTTGTTTTTTTTTGATTCTTAATTGTATACTTTTACCATCATCTCCATTTTCAATAATATATAATGGTCCATGCTTTTTCCTTTGCTGCTCTTCTTCATGCTTTTTCCTTTGCTGCTCTTCTTCATGCTTTAAACCCCTTCTCTTCTCTCCTAAAAGAAGAGAATGGTTACTTTCCTTTATTTTTTTACTCATTTTAATATATATATTATAAATATTAAAATAATTAATAACTTGCGACTGAATCAAAAGGTTTTGAATAAGGATTGTTTGCTAAAGCTCCTAGAAGATTTGAATTATTTCTGTTATAGTTGGGTACTTGTTTACTAGGTCTATTAGATTGTACGCCCATAGCTTGCATAGTTGGTGCAGATTTGGGCATATTGGGTGGTCTAAATTCTTCTTGGCAAATAAGTGGTTCTTTTCTAGATAAAACATTCATATGTCCATTAACTAGTTTCATATTACCACCATTAGCTCTATTTGCTAATAACATATCTTTATTATTGTTACGTTGATTATTAATAGCAGTGTAATTTTGTGGTTGAGAGTATCTAGAAGATGAACTAATATTAGCAGTGTATTGATGTTGTGTAGAATCTCTTTGTTGATTTTTTATATTATAATTTTGAGTACCACCACCAACTCTATGTTCTCTTCTACCATAAGGAACATGTCTATTTTCAACAAATTGTTCCTTAATAGTACTTTTTGGTTCTTGATGTCTATTATATATTGTTTGTTTGATAATACCACCAGATGGGTTACCAACACGACGAGCATTACCAATAACGTTCATCTTTTTAGAAGGTCTTAATGCATCTAATACAGGTGTAACAGCAGCCCACATACCACGACTTACATTTTCCAATCTACTATTTTCAGTTGTAAGTGACCTGGAATTAGGCAATGAAACAAAACCATCTTTACCATAATCATTTTTTTCACTATCCCAAATATTCGATCTGGAAGCATTACCTAATGGATTAGTTGGTAAGTCTTGCCTTTTATCAGGTAAATATTTACGGTTTGCATAAATAGCAGCTTCAGTTTGGTCTTTTGGAGCACCAAAATAACCAGCTGAAGTATCTGACCTATTTTCATATTTTAGAATTTTTTCAGAGCGTAATGTTTGTGCTTTTTCAGCACCAGTAGTAGTAAACCATCTTTCAGGTGAATTTTCAAAACTAGTATCTGGTCTTTGTTTAACCATTTTAGGTTGAATACCTATGTTTTTAACTGGAAAAGAGGGCGGTGCGCCAAAATTACCTTTTAAAGTAAGTTTTGGATTATTAGCAGTTCTTAATTCATCAACACCTTTTGGCATATATTTATCTCTAGAGTCTAATGCTGAATTAAAACCACCATAACCTTCAGCAGTGTAACCTTTATCTAAACCTGGACCAACATAAATAGATTCAAAAGGTTTAATACCAGAAATTTTCTGTGAAGGATTAATTCTTTGTTGAATATATTGTGTAGCAGAAGGTGTACCACTTATAAAAGTCATATTTTTTTCTGGTTTAAAAAGTGGTGCTTGTGCTCTTTTTTCAATAAATTGTGAACCCGAACCACTATATGAATCTAAAATTTTTTCACTTTGTTCAGACCTAGAATAAGATTTACTTTTAATCCATGGAACCATGTTATTATGTTTTAATTTATCAGCTTTAACAGTTTCACCAGTAAGAGTAGTAAAATTATTAGAATATGTAGATTCTGTTTTTTTTCCACCAACCTCGTTATGTGATTTACGTGTTGTGAAATTAGTAACATAATTATTACGACCATCTTCATCTAATTTATAATATTGTTTTGTAGAATCATCACTCGTATGATATTGTTTTATATTGTTACCTCTAATTTTTTGTTTAAAAACATTATTTAATTTGCTCTCTTCAAAAGGATAATTTTCCGGTATAATTTTATCACCACTTAATATTTTTTTATTAGCTATATCAAAACCTTCTTTTTTTTTCTGATTTGAAATTATCCATAAAAATCCTAAACCTATAGCGGGTACCAATACTTCCATTCCTGACATTAATGTATATATAGATAATATATATTTTCTTAATAGTTTATTTGCCTAAATAGGAAATAAACAATTATAAACTATTTCTTTTATATTTACATGCATCATACTTATCTCTTTCTAAAATTCTTGTACTTAAATTGTTATGGAAATGTTTGCACACATTTTCTTGTGGGTCTAAAAATAAAGGATATCTTCTAGATTGTTCTAAATCTCTATACATCCAAGATGGATGTGTAGCTCTTGTTTCATCAGTAAAAGGTAAATTTCTTTTTGGAAAACTTAAATTTTGAATTTTATTATTAACATTATTATTAAAAGGGTATTTTTTATTCATATTATATTTTGATGCTTTATTAGTCAAACCAATCAAATCACTATCAATATCAATAGGGTGACCGTTTTTAACATTTTTTAAATTTGCTCCCCATTTTTGTAATCTAATATGAGGGTCACAAACAAAAGGTAAATATAAACCCGGACCCGGTGTATCTAACATATATCTTCCAGGACCAGAAGATTCTTGTAAATTTTTTTCTGTCCTACATTTATCGTAATTATATCTTGTAGATGCCATAATAATATATATAATTATTTTTTTTTTATATATTATTGCTAAACTTATAAAGCTCCGTCAGAAGTTCCACCTAAATTTACTCCATTTTGTCCATTTAAAATACCAACAATAGCATCTCTTGTCATATCACTTTGTCTCGTTGCAACAAGATTATTAATTTTTGAATCTTCTTTCTTTTCAGAAAAAGATAACCCGCTATTTACTTGCGTAAATAATTGTCTAGTTTCATCACAGTATTTAATAGCTCTTGTAATACATAAATCAGCATTTTTAAATTGTTGTGTAATAGCAGATTTTTCAGTGTATGATGAAATGTTTTCTCTAATATAGATTAGGTTTTGTCTTAAATCAGAATAAAAGAAACCAAAATCTATTACAGCACCACGTCCATTTCCTTGGTACATAACACCTTGTAAACCTGTAGATGAGTAAGGTGCACTTGCATCACCTTGTCTACCAAAAGCTGTACCGGCCCCTCTACTTTGATTAGATGACCTAAGCGAACCTTGTGCCGATTGATTTACATTTACAGTTTTTCCAAAAACTGATGAACCATTGTGTTTAAGATTTTTACACATATTAAATATTTCATCAATATTAATACGAATAGTAAGAATCTTTTTAAGATCAGAGTTTTGTAATTCTCTACCTGTTTCAGTCATACTAGCCCATAAAGCTTGTGAACTTCTAATTTTTTTTTGAAGACCACCTTGGTTTGTAAGCATAGTTTTAACATTTTGTAATAACTTTATTCCATCCTGAATATTTTGTTGACTTTTTTTCAATTCTTCTAATTTTAATTGTGAAGTAATCATATCTTGAGCGAAAGAATCGTAACCAGTTTCTACACCCCGTTTTACAGCATCACTCTGATTCCCTTGTCTTTTAGCATCACCATGTGCTTTCATTGATTTTACTAAATCATTACCACGAGCTTGCATTAATCCCAATGCATTATTACCTGTTTTTAAATCCCAATTAATTTGATATTTCATTATATAT